AACATATCAATACTGTGTAGCAGAAAACTGGGGAAAGGGTTTCATCGATCACGTTGAATCTCAAAGAATCACGTTTGTAGGCTATCCTGGAAATGTTTGGCAAGTTCCTGCATACAACAAACACGGTAATCTTTGGATTGCTAAAGTTGCAGGTACTGTAAAAACAAAAGACGAGGCACAGGCGATTGTTACTGCAGAGGTTCAAGCGGCACAAGCTGCGTGGGATGCTCAGACGGATGAGGAAAAAGCTGATCCTATGAACACAAGACCTGCTGACATAACATTAGAGGAGTAAAAATTTAAATGGCTGAGTATAAAGAAATACATGGCACAAAGATTCGGAACTATACGACTAATCCCGATAATCCGATCGTGGGAGAGGTGTGGTATAACGATACTGATAATGTTTTAAAGTTTCAATATCCTAATACAACTACAGCTGGTTCATGGAGAACTGGTAATGCTATGAATACAGCTAGATATCTTTTATCTGGTGCTGGAATTCAAACAGCAGCATTAGGATTTGCTGGATTTAGTTCACCTCCTGATGTTTGGCAAACTACAACAGAATCTTATGATGGAACAAGTTGGACTGAAGTTAATGATTTATCCACTGGAAGATATGGAGCTGCTGGAGCAGGAACACAAACATCAGCTTTATGTTCTGGTGGACAAGGTTCTCCTGGATCAGCAGTTGGAAATGTAGAAAAATGGAATGGAACTAACTGGACAGAAGTAAATGATTTAAATACAGCTAGGTCTAATACTGCAGGAGCTGGCGCAGATAGTACATCAGCTTTAGTTTTTGGAGGTGGCCCACCAGATGTTGCAGTTACAGAATCTTATAATGGAACAAACTGGACTGAAGTTAACGATATGAATACTGCACGAAGAGCATTAGGAGGCTCAGGTATACAAACTTCAGCTTTAGCTTATGGAGGTGCTTTTCCTATTAAAGCAAATACAGAATCATGGAATGGTACAAATTGGACTGAAGTAAACGATTTAAATGATGCAAGAATAGGAATAGGATCGATAGGAAACAGTAATACAAATGCATTAGCTGTGGGTGGAGAATCTCCAGGATATGTAGGAGTAACAGAAACTTGGGACGGAACTTCATGGACTGAAGTTGCAGATTTAGCTACAGGTAGAGCATCTCTTGCAGGTGCGGGAACAAATACACTAGGACTAGTTTTTGGTGGTTCAGCTCCAGCTGTTAATGGATTAACAGAAGAATGGACAGGTCCAGGTGCACCAGTCGGTGCTTGGGCAACTGGCAATCCTGTAAATGCCGCAAGAAAATTACCTTTTGCCGCTGGAACTCAAACAGCAGGATTAATGGCTGGAGGTCCAAGTTCTGCTCTTACAGAATTATATAATGGCACTAACTGGACAGAAGTTAATAATATGGGTACTGCAAGATCTGGTGGTGGAGCAAGTGGATTAACTAACACAACAGCTTTAATTTTTGGTGGATGGGAAGGATCATTTAGTACTAAAACAGAATCTTTTAATGGAACAAACTGGACAGAATTAAACGATTTAAATACTGGAAGAACTACATTTGGAGGTGCTGGAACTAATACATCTGCACTCGCTTTTGGTGGTAACACTCCACCAGCTACGGATATAACAGAATCGTGGAATGGAACAAATTGGACCGAAGTAAACGATTTAAATTTAGCTAGATGGGAAGTTTATGGACAAGGATCAAGTAACACAGCTGCACTTTGTGTAGGTGGACAAAGTCCAGGTGGAACTTATGCTAATGTAGAAAATTGGAATGGAACAAACTGGACAGAAGTTAATAATGTAAATACTGCAAAAACTAAAGGTGCAGCGGCAGGGCAAAGTAATACATCTGTTTTAGTTTTTGGTGGTAATCCATCTCCACCTCAAAGTGCCTTAACAGAAGAATGGAATGGTGTTAGTTGGGTTGAACTTGCAGATTTAAATACTGCAAGATTAGAGCTAGGTGGATGTGGAACTGTAACATCAGCATTAGCTTTTTCTGGAGAAATACCACCTGATACAACCGCATCAGAAGAATGGAGTGGTTCAACAATTGCAACTAAAACAATAACCACGGATTAATTATGGCAACATACAAAGAAATAAAAGGAACACAGATTGAAGCGGTAGCAACCGATCCATCAAATCCTGTTGAAGGACAAGTTTGGTATAATACAACCTCTAATGTTTTAAAAGGTCAAGCAGCCACAGGAACAGCAGCTTGGGCTAGTGGTGGAAATTTAAACACTGCTAGAAATACTTTAGGAGGTGCTGGAACTCAAACAGCAGCATTAGCTTTTGGTGGTCAATCACCAAATAGAGCTTTAACAGAATCTTATAATGGATCTAGTTGGACAGAAGTTAATGATTTAAATTTAGCTAGAAATGGTCCAGCAGGAACAGGAACTCCATCTTCAATAATAGCTTTTGGTGGAGAAGGTGCAGCACCAACTCCAAAAAATGAAACAGAACTTTGGAATGGAACTAACTGGACTGAAGTTAACAATTTAAATAGTGCAAGTAAATATAGAGGAGGATCAGGAGCAGATAATACAGCAGCTTTAGCTTTTGCAGGTATTGGTCCAGACAATGCTACTGATTTTGCAAACACAGAAACTTGGAATGGAACTAATTGGACAGAAGTAAATGATATGAATGAAGCAAAACATAACATAGGTGGTTCTGGAACAAACACTGCAACAGTTGCATTTGGTGGAACACCTGGAGCAAAAAACAGCACAGAACTTTGGAATGGGACTAACTGGACTGAAGTTAACAATTTAAATACTGCTGGATTTAGTAGAGTAGGTTCAATATTAAGTTCAACAGCAGCTGTAGCTATGGGTGGGTGGAGCCCAACATTACCTGGAGCTTTAGATAATACAGAAATATGGAATGGAACTAATTGGACTGAAACTACAGATATGTCTACAGCAAGAGGTTATGCAGGTAGTGGAGGAACATCTACTGTTGCAATAAGTTTTGGTGGATATACAACTACAACAGTAGCAACAACAGAAGAGTTTACAGGTGCAGGTGTAAGTCAAACAAGAACATTTACCGACTCATAAGACTTGTAATATATTTTAAATAATATATATAAGACACAACTATAAAGGATAAAGCTATGAAAAAAGACGTCAAAGAAGTTATACAAGGTGAAGAACCACATTTAAATAATCTATTAACACAAGAAGATTTATCATCATTTAAAGGTATGGTAGACGAGCTTCGTGATACATGGACCAAGAAACAAATGTTTCGAACAGAAACAGAAGCAAGGTTTTCTGTATTACAAGACAATAGATACCCAACTAAAGCTTCAAAGTATTGGCAGTGTGTTAGAGAACAATCATCATACTTAGATAACTTAATGACACTATCATTTGATTATAGAAGAAATGAAGCAAAGATTAAATGGTTAGAAGGTAAAGTTGAAAAAGAAGAAGATGAATACAAAAGAACTAAATATAAAATAGATTTAGACGAAGCTATATTTGGTAAAGCTTCTATGGAGAAAGTTGCTAAACATAGAATGAGAGAAATTAAAATGTGGTCTAAATTAAAAGGTGAATTTAATGATGGATCATTTAATGACAAAGATGTTAATCAACACCAGTTAGAATCATATGGATTACAGTATCATGAGAAAGCAAAAACATTAAATGCTAACTCATCAGAGGCTGAAATATTTAATGTAATGGGACAACTACAATCATTACAAAGAATTAAAAAATCTGGTGAATTAGAAAGCAGCTACACAGAGAAAGAACAGATTACTCAACATGGAAAACCTAAAGTTTGATTTTATATTTTTAGGTCAATCAGTTTTAAAATATCAAGTACCACTAGATATTTTTATGACTATTAATCATATCTATGATGTAAATAAAAATAAGTTAGATAAAGCTAATCAACAATTAGTCGGTAAGATAGAAAATGAACATTCATTGTTTTATCACGGTGAAGATCAAACTAAAATGAAGAACCATAATATGTTGCCTAGAAATGTTACAGATTATTTCATGACTGTGTTTAAACACTATTTAGCTTTTAATAAAATAAGAGATTATAAAACTCATTTAAATTCTATTTGGGTTAATGAAATGAAACAACATGAATATAATCCTGCTCATGTTCATAGAGGTATGTTGTTTACAGGGCTATCAAGTGTAATGATTTTAAAACTACCATCTACGTTTGGAAGAGAGTACTCAGCAGATGAAGTTAAACAAAATGGTAGACTACAAATATTAGGTGCAGCTAATGGTCAGTTTGCTAAAATAGATTATCAACCACCAATGGATCTTAGAGATTTTTATGTGTTTCCATATGACATGAGACACTGTGTTTATCCATTCAATGGAACAACAGAAACTAGACGAACTTTAGCTGCAAACTGTGATGTAAACTTTGATCCAATTAGAAACAGAGGTGCTAACTAGTGGATAAACAATATTACATAGATAATCATATAGGTATATTTAAAAATTTTATGCCTAATAAATTGATAAATGATTACACAGATTATTTTAATAAATGTGAACAACAAGGCGCAGTGTATCCAAGACAAGTAGATGAGATGTTAGTAGCCGATAATGCAATCGATACTATAAGAGATACTAATGTTCCTATGACTTATAACAACAAACCTTTTATAGATATGTTTTTTAAAGATGTATATCCTTTATATGTACAAAAATATTCATACTTAAAAAAATTAGCGACACATAATATACTTGAAGTTAAAATACAAAAAACTAAAGTAGGTGAAGGTTATCATATGTGGCATTGTGAGAATGCTGAGATGAAAGCTAGAAATAGAATACTAGCTTTTAGTGTTTATCTTAATGATGTTGCAGAAGGTGGAGAAACAGAATTTTTATATCAAAAATGTAGATTTAAACCTGAGAAAAATACTATGTTAGTTTGGCCATCACAATTTACACATGTTCATAGAGGCAACCCACCTTTATCAAATGATAAATATATAATAACGGGATGGGTAGAATACGGGTACTAATATGATAACAGAACCACGTTGGCGATCTTTTATAGTAGAAACTACACAACCAATTTTTACACCAGAACAATGTCAAATGATTATTAATGCAGGAAGAAGTGAACCTAGAAATGATGCATCTGTTGGAAATAAAGAAAAAATTAAAGGTGGGGTAATAGATACTAAAACCAGAACCTCACATATAAGTTGGATACCATTTAAAAAAATGGCAGACATGTACAAAGACATTGAACGTATCATGAAGACGACTAATGGTAATCATTTTGGTTTTGATGGAATGACTATAACTGAGATGGCACAATACACAGAATATCCAGAAGGCGGGTTCTATGATTGGCATGTAGATAATGATGTTAACATGGCTCACGAACCACCTGTAAGAAAAATATCCATGACTTGTTTATTATCTCCTGAGAATGAGTTTGAAGGTGGAGATTTAGAATTAATGGCTGAAGATAAAGTTGCAAAAATTAAACAAGGACACGCAATATTTTTTGCGTCGTTTATTAGACATAGAGTAAAACCTGTAATACGTGGTAACAGAAAATCTTTAGTTATGTGGTTTGGAGGCACACCATTTAAATAATGTTTAGAGAATTACATTTTCCAACACCTATTTATATTGCAGATATAAAACACCCAACTCTTAATCAAGAGTTAGAAAGAGATATTGTAGCTTGGTCTAAACAGGATAAAGGAATAGTTAGAACTAATGTACAGGGTTGGCATTCAACTACTAATATGCATGAACTACCTCAATTTAAAAAACTAGTTGATATGTTATATGCTTGTCAAAAAACAATATACGAACAAGAGCATTATGAAAGCGAACCTGTATTAGGTAATATGTGGGCTAACATTAATCCACCAGGTGGAATGAATAGAGCACACCAACATCCAAACTCATTATGGTCAGGCGTGTATTACATCAAAGCATCTAAAAACTCAGGGCATTTAAAAATAGATGATCCAAGATCAGTTGCTTGTATGTCAAGACCTAGACAAAAAGAAGGAGAAAAACCTGCAAGATTATTTAGAGAAACACATTATGAACCTATTGCTGGTAGATGTATTATGTTTCCCTCTTGGTTAATGCATTGTGTTGATCCTAACAATTCTAATGATATAAGAATATCAGTGTCATTTAATTTTTTACAGAAAGGTATGTTTGTATGAGTTTTCAAACCTATAAATATCAAGTAATTAAAAACGCTTTGTCTTATGATATGGCTAATTTTATATTAAATTATTTTTTACTTAAACGAGACGCTGTTGCTTTTATGTATAATAACAATATACATTCACAGTCCCCGATACTTGGAACATGGACCGATCAACAAATACCTAATACTTATTCATGTTATGCTGATTTTGCTATGGAAACTCTTATGGTTAAAATGTTACCAGTAATGAAGGAACATACTGGATTAGATTTAATACCAACATATTCTTATGCAAGAGCATACAAAAAAGGAGATTGTCTACACCGACATAAAGATAGACCTAGTTGTGAGATATCTACAACAGTTAATTTAGGAGGAGACCCTTGGCCTATATTTATAGATGGTACAGGTTCTGATAACGTTATTAACGAAAGACAAAATGTTGTAAAACCCAATGCTCCTGCAGGCACAAAAGTCTTACTTGAAGTAGGAGACATGCTAGTATATAGTGGCTG